TGTTGTTTGAGTTTTTTATTTTCTTCGAGTAGAGCGTTTAGATCAGGTGAATACTGTTTTGTACCTGCTAAAGTTCCAGCCTTTGCTTTGGTATTCCAATTTGAAAGAGTTTGCATTGAAATGCTAAGTTGTCTGGCTGTTTCCGAGACATTGCCTTGATTGGCTTCAATTAATTTGATGGCTTCAGCTTTAAATTCTGTGGTGTAAGTCTTGTGTTTCTTGCTCATGGTAAACTCCTGATGAGTGTGTTTAGTTTACCAAGTTAAAACCTCCTGTTTTTTCAGCACACATCAGATTAGCAACTACAGTCGATCCAATCTATGCCCCTTTGGGAATTAACTATGAAGTAAGTCTTAGTTCTAACAAGCAGGTTGTAACGGTTAAATACATCGCGACCAGTGAGCAGCCAAAAGCAGGGACTGATTTTGAAGTTTATATTGGTGAATATTGATGGATAACTATTTCTTAGTAAAGAATGACTTCATAAATGCTATTGATGATGACTATTTCAATCTTGCATTTATTAGAAAACAACGTTTTAACTTCACATCTGAACCTGGGATTACCTATTACTATCGTACTTTTGAAGTAGATATAACAGGGATAGATTTTCCTGTTATTGCAATTAGTTGTGTTTGTCCTTCTGCTTATTTAAGTATGAAAGCCAATACGCTTTCTATTGTTTGCTCAGCAAGTAATTATGATGGTGTGGCTAATTCAGTTAGCAATTTAAATAATTCATCTAAGTATTTAGATGTGTTTGTTTTTGGTCGATTGCCTAGAAGCAGTATTCCAGAACATGGTATTGGTGTAGTCTGTTTAGATGCATCAAGTAAAGTAGTTTATTACAGTGGTGCAGAGTATTTGAAACCCATAAAAATGTTTATTGATCCCAATACTTATCGACCAATGTTTAATTCAAACTACAATACTCAGGTCGAGTATTTGCCGATTGGCAAGTCTTATGCATGTATTCCCTTAAATAGAGTAAATACTGTTTATTCGGAGTGGACGCCTGAAGGTCAAGATGTCATAGCAATGTCATCAGTTTGTGCTATTGAGGGCAATACTATTACTTATACCTCAAATCAGGTGCAAGTCGCACAAGATATTAGTGCTGTTTACAATGGATATTGTAGACATATGTACATGTTAATCGATGTATCGAACTATTAATAAACCTTTAATTATCAGCACCCAATTCGGGTGCTTTTTTATTGCCTACGATCTGGAGGATGGCATGCATGAACGATCAGACAAATAGTGTAGTTGGAGCAGCTGCAAGCACGGCTGCCGCGACTGCAACAAAATTCACTTATGGTTATGTAGTGGGAGGGAGCTTGATCGGTGTTATTGGCAAAATTGATTGGGCTGTAGTCTTTTCGATTTTAATCGGTATCGCAACCTTTCTGACGAATCTCTATTTCAAAAAAAGAGATGATAAGCGTAAGGATGAGATTCACGAGCTACAAACGAAGCAATATGAGCTAACTAAGAAACGATTGGAAGGGGGTTCAGATGACAAGCGAACAGACTAGAGCTTATCTGGCTTTTGCACTTGTGGCGTTAATGTTCGTACTGGTTATTGCTTTATTTTTTGTGAATATGCCACGTGAGAACAGCAATTTAATTAATACAGCATTGGGTTTCATTGCGGGGGCAATGACAACTGCCTGTGGATTCTATTTCGGAAGCTCTGACCAGGAAAAGAAAAATAAAACTGAGGAATCAACTGAGCAGTAATTAACTTAACTCTAAATGCCGCCTACGGGCGGTTTTTTTATAACTGAAGGAAAACGAAATGAATATCGAACAATATCTTGAAGAGTTGATCAAGCGTGAAGGTGGATACGTAAATAACCCGGCAGACCGTGGTGGTGCAACTAAATATGGCATCACACAAGCTGTTGCGCGTGAAAATGGCTGGAATGGCAATATGAAAGATTTGCCGCTTGAAGTAGCCAAAGCGGTTTACAAGAAGCAGTACTGGACAGCCCCACGATTTGATCAAGTGAATAATCTTAGCTCTGCTGTAGCTGAAGAACTTTTAGATACTGGTGTGAACTGTGGTATCAACTTTGCAAAACCACTTTTACAGCGTGCTTTGAACTTGCTTAACAACCAAGGTAAAGCTGGGTACGCCGATTTGAAGGTTGATGGTGTTTATGGTTCTAACACTTTAGGAGCTTTAAAAACCTATCTAGCCAAACGTGGGAAAGAAGGTGAGAAGGTTCTAGTGCGAGTGCTCAACATTATGCAAGGACAACGTTACATTGAAATCTGTGAACGAAATCCTACCCAAGAGCAATTCTTTTATGGCTGGATCAATAACCGGATCGCATAAAGTCGTTATGTGCAAACGTACCAAAGTTGCATCGATCATCACATTGCTGTGCATTCTTTTATCGGGGTGCACAGCTCAGACGATCAACAGCAATGTGAATGTAGGCATTTGCGTGAAAGCTCTTTAGAATTATCAATAATTTTCATTTCCTCACCCATATTCCATCTCCTTCTAAAGTATAAAAATAACTTTGCTTAAGACTTAAATATAATGTGCCTTGTCTTAAAAAACAACAATATCTTCATTTTTTTTAAGTTTTCTTCATTTTAGTGAAAAAATCTTCACTTTTGTGAAAAAATCTTCACTTTTGTGTATACTTAACGGGTAGCAAAAATATTTAATCTTGAGGTTTGGCATGGATCATGTATCAGAAGTTTTAAAGATCATTGAGGGTGGAATTAAGGGGAATATTACCCAAGTTTCTACCTATGCGTCGTTGCTAGCCGATAAATTAGAAAAAGAAGGACTAGAGAGACAGGCAAAAAATATACGTAGTAAAATTAACAGTTCACTTTCTTCTATTCAGAGTTTTAATACAGCTTCTTTGAATGGAGGTAACATTAATAATTTTTTGCCAGTTGATGGAGATAGCCGTCTAACCCTTGGTGATGAGACGAGACCGCAATTAATTGATAATAATGTTTTATTTAATATATATGTTCAAAATCAGATAGATGAGTTTTTAACTTTTATTAATAAATCAAATTTATTAGAAAATGAAGGCGTTGGTATTGCCCCATCTATGCTTATTTATGGCCCCCCTGGATGCGGTAAAACGATATTAGCTAATTATATTGCTGCTAAATTAGAATTACCATTGATTACTGCAAGATGTGATACATTAATTTCCTCTTATTTAGGTTCCACCTCTAAAAACTTAAGAAGTCTATTTGATCATGTCGCTAGTAGACCGTGTGTTTTCTTTTTGGATGAGTTTGATGCGCTTGCTAAAGCACGAGATGATCAGCATGAATTAGGAGAACTAAAAAGAGTAGTAGTTAGTTTATTACAAAATATAGATGCTTTACCTACAAGTACAATTTTATTGGCAGCAACAAATCATCATGAATTATTAGATCCTGCTGTGTGGAGACGCTTTGCATATAGAGTACAAATTCCATTACCTGATAAATCTCTTAGAGAATTGTTAATTAAACAGTTTTTAGGTAAATATGCTCCAAAAAATATTAAGAGTGTGATCGAGGCTAGTTATGGAATGAGTGGTGCTGTAATTAAGCAGGCATGTCAGAGTGCTATTAGAAGTGCGATTCTCGCTAATAAAGATATTGTAGAAATTGATGAGTTAGTATTTAAATTAATACATAATCAGTATGATGAAATTATATCTAAGGATACGCCACTCGATGAAAAAATTAGAAAGCTAAGAGAATTAAATCCAAAACTATTTACAGGAGCTAAATTAGCATCCCTATTTAATATATCATCTGGTAAAGTATCTAATATTATAAATTCTTTATAATGAGAGAATAGAATATGAGTAAAAGAGAAAATCCTATATTAGTTATTAAACCCTCAGTACGAGACCACAGGCCTTTGGAAAATCCAAAGCCTGGACCTGCGAAAATTTTTGGAGATGGGGCTAGTAAAGAACGAAGAGAGATATTAGCTGAACAAACAGAAACTACACTTCAATCTTTATTACCAGAATTTAAGCGTTGGCCAAATATACCTGCTGTGGCGAAAATTACTTTGAAAGAAGAGGCCCTGGCAAAATCACATCGTCCTACGGCTTTATTTACCAATACTACTTGTCCTATTATTGGTACTTTAGGTTTTGGTGAAATTTTAGTAAGTGCCACACCGATGGGGTTGAGTAGACTTAAAAGTAAAATTTTAACTACAGATGCCCAAAAGCCAACAGCTAATATTTCAACTATTGAAAAAATAGAACCCTATACTGAAAATGAGAGATTACATAATCATAATTGGAAAGAATTAGAAGGAAAAATAAAAGATAATCTCATAAAGCTATCAGTTTTTGATCATCAAGATGATGAGGAAAATGAGAAGTTAGTGGCAGCCCTTTTTAAATTAGCCAATGACTATAATATACCTTTAAAGGAGTTAAAATATGGAAATATTAAAAACCTATATGTCGCGAAAGTAAAAGATGAAGAAGGGAAAAAAGCAATCGCTAATTTTATTGGTCTGAGATCTGTACTTCCTATGCCACATTATCAGCCTCTTAATATACTTAATCCGATGACTATATTAAGTAAAGCTGATTACTCTATATTCCCTTTACCAGATAATAATAGAGATTATCCAGTTGTGGGAATCTTTGACTCAGGAGTGTGTCCTAATAATACTTTATTAGCACCATGGGTTATAGCAAAGGAAACATATGTACCTAAAGGGATGGAAGATTATAATCATGGAACTATGGTTGCTGGTTTAATAGTAAATAGTCATGTACTGAATCATAAGGATCCAAGATTCCCAACTTCACAAGCTAAAATAGTTGATATAAATGTTTTTCCTAAAGGTGGACAAGTTTCAGAGAGTGATATACGCTGAATTATCAGGAGACTTTCCCTTGGGAGATTCTAGGCAGCCAATTTATAAAAGTCTTCGGCCATTTGATTTGGTGTCTTAAAACCCAAACCCTTTTGAATTCTTCGATGATTATAAAATAACTCAATGTATTTTATAATATCTGCTTTGGCTTCTTCTCTGGTTTGATAGTTGTAATGATGCACTAACTCATTTTTCAGTATTCCCCAAAAGCTTTCAATCGGTGCATTATCGTAACAGTCTCCGCGCTTGCTCATTGAACCTTGAAAACCATATTGCTCAAGTATATTTCGATATTCATGGCTGCAATATTGACTTCCTCTG